AGTCGCGGGACTGTTCGCCATCGCCGTAAACCGTCGGCGCTTCATCTCGCGCCATCTGCCGACACCATTGCGAAATGACGGTCCGTTCTTCCCCGGGCCCATAGGTCGGAAAGATCCGAAGGCCGAGCGACTTGGTCTTGTAACACTTCACCAGTGATTCGAGCGTCAGCTTGAACCTTGAGAACTGGGTTTCCTTTTCGTACACCAAAGCAGACGATGCGTATACAAACAGGATGCCGTGTTCGTTGCAGAACGGCAGCAGCTGGGTGAAGCTGTCGAGGATCGCCTTCATTTCATATTCGGGATTAAGCTCAAACGTCGGGTGCGTGTGACTGGCGAAGTGGAGCAGGACTCGAGTCTCGCGCGTCGGGACGGTCGTGAAGTTCTCAAGCTTTGCGGCAAGCGCGGAACCGATCATGCCGTTACGGCCGAGAATGCAATATTTGCTCATGCCGGCTTCACTCCAACAGGCCATTTCTTTGTTCGCGAAAAGTGGAACATCGGAATCTCTCGACCGAAGTGCCGCTTCTCCGAAGGCGGATGCACGTAATCGTCATACCACTCGATCAGCGCGCCGTCGTCTTCGAAATAGAGTCGCGGCTCGGGCCTGTGCATCACGAGGCGGTCGTAGCTGTGCATGGGGAAGTGTCGCGGATGGCCCCATGCGATCCGCCCATCGGCGCCGGCCGCGCGGAGTACTTCGCTGAATCGGATCTCATCGAAGCCACATGCCTCATGAACGGTGAAGTAGTGTTTCCAATTTTCGACATCGCGGAACAGGTTCAGCGCCCGCTCTTCATTTGCCATGAGCGTGAAGATGCCGTTAAACCCGGCAGGATCGTCGCTCCATATGTCCCACCTGGCGAGCTCGTCATCAGGAAGAAAGTTCGACAGGCGGCCGTAGGCAACATCCCAATTCGTGATGCCGATATAGGCGGCGTCCTTCAGATAGTCCTGGAAGATCAACCCTTGCGCCGGGTAGTGGTCGGATGTGAGTTTGTTCGGCACGCCGCGCGCGTTGATAAAATTCTTTGGATCCACGCCGACGTGCTCCTTGACCAGCTCGTCGTACTCGTAAAGCGTCATCGGAATCACTTCGATGTTGCCCGACGCCGGCAGCGCGTTCGGCGTGAAAACTTTCAGGTACCACCCTGACTCCTCGAGGCGACGGAAGTTTTCGAAGTATTGCTCGGTCCACGGGAACGGATCGCCGAATAGGCACTGGATGAAAACCTTTTTCATTTTAGGCGTTGATGATTTCGCCGTTGCGAATGAAGCCGTGCCAATTGCAGCAACCGCTCTTAAACCAGATCGAGGGTTCTAACGTGATCGTCTCGACTGTGTCGCCTGAACGCTTCCATCCTCGGTCGGCATATCCGATCCTTGTTCCATCCAGCGCGATATCGAACGGAACAAACCGCTCATGCCCGGAACCGCAAGGGCACTTAAACGACACGCCCGCGCCGCGTGGGCCTTGATGTTCGTCAAGAAATCTCGGGCTCAAATCTGCCAGCCTCACGCCTGCATCCACTCCCGATGATCTCTAAGAAAGTGTTCCGTATTCGACGGATGGTGGATCTGAGACTCGTAAGAAGCCAGCGCGCGCAGTTTCTTCACAACCCATTCGGGTTTGAATTCGACTGGCACGCCTTCGGACTTGCCACGCTTCGTGTAGGTCATGTAATGCCGCACGTTTGTAAAGACTTTGGCGGCAATCTCGCCGACCAGGCTGTGCTGAGCGTGACCGCCCTCTTCGATCGCGGGCGCGTAAACCTGTTCGAACTCTCCCAGGGCGTGGATAGCATCGGCGATTTCGCGCGTGCCGTACTTATCATCACGAATTCCGAGGAAGACCGGCGCACTATCGGGATTCAGGATCTTCATCGCCTCGATGGTTTCCATCCGGCGCGTCATCCAGTCGCAGTTCGTAGCCCCGCGCGCGACCTGGATATGTGAATCAAACACCACACAGACCAGCGGCCGTTCGCGCAAAATAGTGAAGGCAGCGAAAAGCGTCTCGTCATCGTTGTGCGGACTGAGGAGCAGCTTCACCAGAGCAACCTCAATCTGCGGAGAGTCTCTACAGTCTCGGGCGTCAGGAGCTCGGCGAGCGTGACGGTCAAGCGGCCGTCTTTATCCTTCCGGAGAATCGAACTGTCTGCAGCAGGCCGCACCAGGTGAGGCCGCAGACGATGCTTCGATTCCTCGAGGTGGACTTGATAGATCTCTTCCATCGTGCTCACAGGCCAAGCCACTCTTCATTCGTCTTTGCGCCCTTGCTGTGATTGCATTTCCAGCAAAGCAGTTGCCTATTGGACGGATCGTGCGAACCGCCACGCGCAACGGGAATAACGTGGTCAGCGTGATACTTCACCACTGTTAAGTCGGCACGGCAGTTTTGGATTGGCGCAGACTCCACCCTGGGCAACGAACAATCGAAGCACGTCGGTCCTCGTGAAAGTTCCGCCAACCATTCGGTCACGGAGATATCGCAGATTCTGACGCCTAAGAAACGGCGCCCGATCCTCGGAGTACTGACTTCGGTATCTCGCATTTATGGCGGCGCGGTTCACTTCTTTATGAATCCGACTGCGTTCGATAATCACTGCCCGATTTCTTTCGTAATGATCACGCTTGGATTGGCGGTCTCGATCGGGATGGCTCTGGCGATATCGATCCTTGATAGCCTTGTCCTTGTCGCGATTGTTTTCTGCCCAAACTCTTGCTCGTGCGTAGGCACACACCTTGCATTCGCGAGTCGGGCCTCCGCGCGGATTCTTTGTGAATTCAGTGACGGGCTTCGCCGTGTGGCACTTGCGGCAAACTCTGGTAGGCTTTTGTTCAGCCATCGGATCTCCTCAACAGATTCGCTGGTTAGAGCCGTTGCGATGTTTGCGCATCGTGACGGCTCGCCCTTAATTATACCGGCCACACGCCCCACTTTTCGTGGAAGATTCGCCTACCAGTTTCCAATTCAGCGCGGCCGCCTGGACCACGAAAACTGCTCACCAGCGAACCGTGGTCGACGTAGCAACCGTCGTGGATTCCAATTTTCAGACCAGCCATCTTGACGCGGTAACAATAGTCATCGTCCTGATGTGAGTAGCAGTTGAACCGCTCGTCCAGATACCCAATCCTGTCGAGTGTCGTCCTCGGGATGAGGACAGCCACAAAGCACACCATCCGTGGGTCTTCCCGCAGCCCGATGCCCATGTTCCGCTGATTCGAATTGCCGACAACGTTTGTCGTAGCCGCGATCACGCCGAGTTCGGGATTCTCCTGCGCCGCTTTCTGCAGCACCGAGAATCCGCCAGGCGTTTTGAGAATGGCGTCATCGTTCAGGATAAGAACGTCGTCGCGGCCAGCAGCACGGATTCCGATGTTCACGTTGCGGGAAAAGATAAATGGCTTCTCGCCTGGAATAACGAATCCGTAGGATGGGAACGAATCGTCCGGCCGCATCCCGTCATCAACGATGATTATTTTCGCGTCGAGCTCGTGTCTTCGAACCTCTGTCATGCACGGGATGGCGTTCTCAACAGTCTTGCTCGGGATGATTACCGAGAGCCCGCCAGACTCGGGCAGCTGCTCCCATCGCGCGTCCAAGTTTCGTGGGGATGTGTTTCCCGGGTGAATCGTTGCCGTCAACATGCCGTTCGATTTCGCTGTGATGATCTGTCCGCGGATCCGCGCAGTCTCGACAAAGGCCGCGTCCTCTGCGATCTGAATGAACGGAAACTGGTGCTGCTCCCACCATGCGCGCTCGTAGAGAAGGCTCGATCCACCGGCAAAGCCGTCATCGGCGGTGTGTCGCCACCATCGAGCGCCGTCGGTGAAGTCGACCTGGGAGTAGCCAGTAACGGCCAGCCCCGACGCCTTGAGCCGGTCCACCTGGTCAAGAAGTCTGTCCGGCGCCGAATAGTCGTCGTCATCCCAATGCGCGATGTAGCGCCCGCGTGCGAGAGAGGCGCCGAAGTTCCGCTTGTCGCCAATGTTTCTGCCTTCTTCAATCTGGATTAGTCGGATGTCCGGCCGTTGCGGGACGAGATCGCAGACGTCTGCACCGTCGCCGATGATGAGGAGCTCGCGCGGCGTGTAGCTTTGCGCGATGTAGCTGGCGATCGCCTGCGGGAGCCAGTCTCTTCGGTTTCGCGTGAGGCAGACGCAGCTGACCCCTTGTTCTCGAAGGCGGGCATCATTTTGTTCGGGTGATTCTGTTTCATAAAGTACCTCAGGCGGGCGCGCATGTCGTGCGTACCCGCCGTCGAGTAGAAATGCGGCATGCTCCGGATCGGTCTCAAACGGAGTACCCGCGGGATAAAGATCCTCACGGATAAACATCGGCCGATCCGAAACCAGCAGCATCGAAAGCGCCGACTACGGGGAGGTAGTGAAGCTTCCGAAGATGAACGAGCCTGGCCGATAGGTCGGCAACGCGACACGTTTCTCCGCGCGCACGGCAACCTTGTTCTGCACAAAGAAGTCACCATGCTCCGCCGAGATTGCCAGCTCCATATCCATCCGATCGCGGATTTCAACAGCGACAGGGTTGCCGCTGCCAACGAGGAAGTTGCCGGATCCCATCTTGTTCGTACGGATCGGCGTCAATCCCCAGAAGGGATCAATACCGATGTTGTTGTTGTTGAAGATGTAGTTCCGGTTCGCATCCTTCGTCCGCAGGATCTGCCAGTAGTCGGTCGGATGAAGAACAACAAACGTCGGGTCGATCTCGTTGGCAATCTCGATTTGCTGGATCGCCGCGTTGATCATGTCCGACTTGTTCCAGCCAGGCGTCAGGGACAACAGCGCCGTATTGAACGCCGTCGCCTGGGGGACCAGACCGAGGATGTCGGTCGATCCGCCGCCGCCATGCAGGAACTCGATCTCTTCACGAAGGTTGACGTAGTAGGGCAACGCGTTTCGGATGTAGCCCATCAACTCATCGAAGTCATCCATCGCCTGACGAGTCATCGGGATCCAGGAAACGATTGTCTTCACGTACGCCGTACCGGTCGTGAAGGTGACCGCGTTTTCCGACTTCGCGCTACCTTCTGTCTGGATCGATCCAGCAGACGGCGCCGAGTTCACCTTCACGAAGTCGATGGTGGGCAGGCTGGTCGGGCGCGAACGAATGACGTTACGCAACCGCAAACCTTGCCTGGCTTCCTCCACGATCCCAGGCGTGCGATCGATCTGCAGGACGCCGGACGTTGCCGTACCCAGGGCCGCGCTATCGATGGTCGTCTTGCGCTCCATCAGTTCGGCAATGTGATCGCCCTTGATCTGCACAAAGCACGTGCCGCGCTTTGTTTTGATCCAATCCTGAAGGCGGGCATCTTCTCGGAGGGTTTCGACCAGGTTCGGTCCTCCGCCAGGGCCGCGATGAGCATCCGTCAACTTGGCGTCCAGTGCGTCGACCTGCTTCTGGATGGCTGCGAAAGCCTCCATCGCCGTCTTGAACTCTTTACTGGATTCGCCGTACTGCTTCTTTATTTCATCAACCTCGGCCTTCTGATCCTTGATGCCGGCGAGGATGGCATCCAGCTGGCCTTTGATTTCCGGGACAGCCAGAGGAACATTAGCCAGAAGAACTCCGGCAGACGCCTCTGCGCCGAGCATGTGAATCATGGCGCCGATGGCAACCATCATCAGCAAGCCAGTCATGACGATACCGAGCCCCATGCCGATATCGGGCAGAGGCACGGGGTCGAGATTCACGACTTGCCTCCCGCAGTGGACGGCAAACCACCGCTTTCGATCGTACCTTTGAATACGATGCATTGTTTTTCTCCTGTGAAAGTGGGTGAAGTGAATGACTAACGAGAGAACTGCGCCAGGATCTCGTTGAGAGTCGGTGCGAGTGGCGCAAGTTCTGCCGAGTGGTCAACCGGCTCGGGCTTGGTGTCCGCGGCTTCTTTGGTTTCCAAAGTGGACGAACCGGCTTTGGCTTCCACGAGTGCGGTCAAAGACTGGTGGACATCGAGCAGCTTCTCTGCGATGCCTCGGATCTTTTCGACGTTCGAAGCGCTGAATTCCGCGCCGGACTTCTCCAGCAGGCGGGATTTGATTTCGTGTTCCTTGTCTGCCCAGGTCTCCAGCGGACCGTAGTAAACGGCCAGCATATCGATGTAACTGGGGAGGTAGGAGAGATACGCCTCGGAAAATTGCTCGATGATTGTCGACGAGAGCGTGATCGCCTGGTCCTTTGTCAGCTTCGAATAGAAAACAGAATCCAGCGCGGTCATCAGGGCGCAACGCATCTGATAGTTGGCATCCGACAACTGGCGCTCGGTGAGCTCCTCGTTGAAGTCGCCTTTGTCTTCCTTGTCACCCTTGACGGAAGCAATCAGAGCCAATTCGTTCATCGGGAACGTGACGATGCTGCCTTCGTAAAGTTTGATCTCCTTCAGGTGTCGGACGCCTTTTTCGACGGTGTCCTTCACCGCTTCGAATCCGATGGAGAGACCTTTAACGATCTTCGCCTTGATGTAGAGGTAGGCGCGCTGCGCGATCGGATCGGCCATCATCAACTGACCCTTAGCCCACAGTCCGGCGTCGCGGTCCTCCAGGGTGAGCTCGCCGATCGGCACGTCGGTCTTGTGTTGCCACAACAACGGCACCTTCGAGCCTCGCTCCTTGAGCGTTTTGGTGTAGGCGCCGGGCTCGACCACATCGCCGCCGCCGTCCACGTTGCCGTAGGGCGAGAGAATGCCTTCGAAGGTACCCTCTGCGCTGATCTCTTTGATCTCCAGGCGGAGACGCGATTTGGTTCTCATAAAAGTTTTGCTCCTATGCGTGGACGTTTTTTAGCGATCTAGAAGCTTCTGGATGTCGTCAATCGTGGCTTGGACTTCACGGAGAGATTTCGACTCCTCGGAGTCCTCTTCGCCGGTCGATGGCGCTGCCACCGGTGCTGGCGCCTTTGCTGCGGCCTTGTCCTTCTCAATGCGAGCCAGGATGGCCTGCTCGGTAACGGTCGGCTTGCCTGTCCCCGGTACCGTTCCCATGTTCAGCTGGATGTGATGCGTCTTGCCGGCCTTGTTCGGTAGAGGATTGCGATCCTCGAACGCCATCACGTCGTCAATGTTCATGTGCCCGTTCTGCAGCGCGCTGGCGTAGCCTTCCATGCGTGTCTTAAAGTCGCCCATGAGGAAGGCATTCAAGTTGTGCTTGAGCATGAAGCCTTTTGCCTTTTCCTCGGGCGTGTACACGCACCTTCGGAAATCCTGCTCCCAGCGTCGCGTCCACAGCGGCAGCGTGACGGTCTTAAATTCCAGAAAGAGGTGCTCGACGTTGGAAAATGTGCCGTGCGAAAGATCGGCAAGTAGATGCGGGCTGGCGCCGGTCCATCGGGCCAGCTCTGAGACCGTCCATTCCCGCGTTTGGAGCGTCTGGGCATCAGCCATCGACATGCCGTCCTTTACCAACTTCATGCCGTTTGGCAGGATCGGCGCCTCGTGTGGAACCGAGTATCGCTTCCGCCAATCATCGCGAAAGAGATCAAACTCAGCGTCGTTCGAAAAGCCGCCGTCCAGGCGATCGGTCTCGATGTGGTAGGGAACGCGGCCGCCCATCTTCCAGAACTGGCCGACGCTACGCTCGGCAGCGAGTGCCGTGCCGATAGACTGCCTGGCGTATTGGAGCGTGTTTAAACCTTGGGCGCCGTTCCAGCTGATGCCGCGCAGATGAAAAATGTCGTGAGGTTTGCCCGGCTCGACGGTGTAGGTTTTATCCGCGGCGCCGTATTCTCCGTGAACGACATAGACCAGGCGTTTTTGGCCGCCCTTCTCGCGATCCTGCGTGCACTTTCCAGGAAGGAGATAGCTCAAGCCGAACGCCACCTGCGTTCCGCTCCGGCGGAGGATCTTCGCATGAGCATCGCCGGTCCACATCGCGTGACTCGTGAGCATCTCGCGAAATCCTTGCGATGAGATCTCCGGATCCGGCTCATCGTGCATCGCCTCATACATCGGATGCTCGACCGCGTCGCGACTCCCTTCGCCGTCGCGCACCTTAACGAAGGCCGGCAGCATTCCCAGGCATCCGCAGATCAGTCGATTTGCTGCCCATATCACGGAATGACTCAGGGCTGTATCGAGGTTGACTGTCTCCCCGGACCATGCTGGCATCCCGCCGGCCAGCTTCGCGTACAGGCTCGGATATTTTCGGTAAAACTCCACCTCGGTGAGGTTGTTGAAGACCAGACCTTCCGGCGTGCCTTTCAGATTGAGCGAAAGCAGCTCGCCTCTATCCGATGTGAACTCTTTTAGGAAGCGGCGTATTTCGGGAAAGATCATTTAGAGAACCCGGATCCCTGTGTATTTGGTGCGTCGATTCAGGTCGATTAAAGCTTCACTGAGTGCGTTCACAGTCGCGGCCAAACCATCGATACGGTTGGCGCTTTTGTCTCGGTCCGGCTTTGTGAAGAGTTTGTTGTCCTTGCCGTCGGTCACGGTCGCGGCGCAGCCGGCATGCCAGCGCATGATCGGGTGTTCGCCGTGGCCAAACTTTCCGGATTGGATCAGCTCAATGACTTTCTTCGTCGGCTCACTCAGCGTGGCGTAGCCCTGGCGGACTTCGCAGCACTGGTGCCCTTCGTCAATCATCTCGACGGAGATCTGCCGCGAGTTCCAGGGATCCCAGCAGATTTTCTGCAGCTGGAACATCTGCGCGCCCCATTGCAGGCGCGCCTTGATATCGCGGTAATCGATGACATTGCCAGGCGAGAGCTCGAGGAAACCTTCATCCGCCCACCGCTGTAACGGTACGCCAAGACGGAGCTCCATCTTTCTCAAGCTCTGATCCGGCAGCCAGAAGAACGGCAACGCGTCATAGCCGCCGTCTGGTCGTTCGAACAGAAAGACAACAGAGCTCGTGTCCGTTGTCATCGATAAGTCGACGCCAGCCCAGCAGCGGCGATCGATGAAGTGTGCGACAAGTTCGGCTGGCAGGGGACGCACGTTGCGTTCAATCTGTCTGCCGCGCAATGTGATCTGCACGGAGTCTTTCAGCATGCCGGCGGCCTTCCATCCGGACGTGCAGGCTTCGTACTTCACCATATCGATGGCGAGGTCTTCCTTTTGATCCCAGATGTTGAGGAAGTACCGCTTGAAGCTGGAGAGATCGCCTTCGCTCGAATGCGAGACAAACTTTTCCCGGATCTTCTCCAGGTCGAGAAATCCGCCGTTTTCCTTCAGGCTGGGATTCGCTTTAATCCAGGTCGCTACAGCAGAAGGATCGTCGGTCTTTTCCGCGCCCCAAATTCGGCCGAAGAACTTCGGATCCTCAACGATGCGGCGATTAATCTTCAGGGTCTTTTCATGAAGGCGCCAGGCTAATGGGGATTCCGTCTGCACGCCGGCCGTCGTGATCGCAACGGTCGTGGTCTGTCGACGCGTGATACCGCCGTTAGACAACACATCCCAGTTCTCAAGCTGCTTGCGTGTCTTCCACCGGTGAACCTCATCGGCGACGACGAAGGAGGGGTTTACGCCGTCGCCGAGGTCTCCGTCCGCGGCAATCGCCGCATAGAAGCTTTCCGGATCGCTGCGTTTGACGATTCGATTCGTGCTCCGCAGAACTCTAAGGCGCTGCTTGAGCGCTGAACTCTGTTCCACCATCGTTGCCGCGGCCCGATAGACGTTTAACGCCTGGCGTGTCGCCGAGGCGGCGCCGTAGATCTGACAGCCTGGCGTTTGCGTCACGAACAAGACGAAAAGGATTATGCCGGCGGCAAACTCAGACTTTCCGGCCTTCTTCGGGACTTCCAAATAGACCATTTCTATGACGCGGTTGCCGTCTGTGTCGACTTCACCGAAGACTTTCGACAACGTCATTTCTTGCCACGGAGCCAAAAGGAAGGGCTTTCCGTAGAAATCTCCGGAATGCTTGAGAACTTTTTCGAAGAAATTGCAGGCAAAATCAGCCTTCGACTTGACGTACACAACATCAGTTCAGCATCGCTGGAGTTTCTGCGCTGCGCGGCCGCGGTGCCGAAAGAGCCCTAATGAGATCGTCGTCGTCAGTCGAAGGCACAGATTCGATCGTCAAACGAGTACGACTCACCGGAGATAATCCGAACTCTGAACAGAAAGCCTTTACGATAAGCCAGCATCGGTTGCTGATTTCAACGGCGGGATGTTTACGCTTCTCGAGATCGACGACTTCACCAGATTCAGTAACGAATCGTTTCGTGAAAACGATGCCTTCGCGGTCCAAAATGAGATCTGCGGCAACAGCCCTCTCGTATTGCCTGCAGGCTCCCTCGAGCATCGGCCCGTCTGGACGGCGATCCAGCTTCATCGCTGCGAGTTCTTCTGACCAGAAATTCCACGCATACCGCGCGCGGCCTTTTAGATGCCGCGGGCAGCCCGGCAAACCTCTCGATGCCTTCGGTTCGGACGCAAGCTTCTGGTCGAGTTTATGGACACCCTTTTTGCCTGCGTCGCCCTCAGCGATTTTCTGAGCCGTGGGCTTCGGCTTACGCCCTCTCATCGTGATGTTTCAGAGAGCGCGCGGAGTCTCAAACGCGCAGCATCCATCGACGCGGCAAATTGAGCTGCGACTTCCTGAACTTTTGAAATCTGTAGTCCGTATTTCCCTGCGCGTTCACTCAAACCTCTATACAGACGGCGAATCTCAGGGCGCCAATCCAGCGAATCGCTCTTGTCGATGTTGCAGAGCCTGCAAAGCAGCTGGCAGTTTTTCTCCGAGTGCTCGCCGCCTTTTGCGAGTGGAACTACATGGTCAAGCTCCGGAGCGTTATCAAGCCGAGTACCTCTCAGAGACTTCGGTGTCTCAATAAGACATGCTTGACAGCGCCATCCATCTCTTTCGAAAATACGAAAGGGATCAACGCTGCCTTTCACGGCCGATCGAACCCTAGCCCGCCTGGTAGCCTTGGCGACACGCCCACCATAACGCCGGGAGCACGCATAAGAACAGAATCGCGCTCCGCCGTGTCTGCCAATAAATTCCACTCCGCACTGTGGGCAGGCCCTTGGCGGCCTCTGGCTCACTGCCGCTCTAAATTTTTCCCTGAATTGGTCTCGGTTCAGTTTCGTCTGGCAAGCATCAGAGCAGATTTGCGAAGGAAGACGTTTTGTAAATGGCTGCGAGCATACCCTACAGACACATTGATTTACTTTGCAGAACGGCGCGTCACTCTGTTTCGCTTTGTGTTGAAAGCTACATCGCCGCGAACAGTAACTTCGATGCCTTGGATGATGCTTCGGCCGAAATTCCTTCGAACAATTGAGACACACTGGCGGCGGATTCCGTCTCGCTTCGACGCTGCAATTGAATGAACAGAACTTTCTCTCCCGCTTACCGCAGAAAATCGAGAGACAGGCCTGGCATTTTAATAAAATTTTTTGCCCGCCGCTCGCTGCCGGTGTCGATTTCTTACTAGTCGTGTTCAATTTCGCGGATTTATGCGGAAAGGCACCATGTGGTTTCTAGAATCAGCAACTTACGAGATCCGACCCACCCTCCCCCTCCTGCGTGTAAATGCTTAAATCTCATCGATTTTGAGACGACGCGACCGCCATATCCTCAGCTGTTTTGATCGCGTGGCATGGCCTGCAGAGGCCTTGATGATTGGAATGTTTCCAAAATCCCGGGTCGCTGGCTGAGTGCACGGGAATGATGTGATCGGTCAATTCACTCGGCTCAATACGACCATTGAGCTGACCTCTCTCGCACAGCGTGTGATTGCGACCACATCGACATGTGGCCTGACTTAGAAACCATTGCGAGTAGCGGGCCCATCGTGAGGTGTAGCCACGCTGATGAGCAGAGCCTCGATCATGATCAGCCTGCCTTCTCTGTTCCTGCTGCCTGTCTGCGTCTACCTGTGGTGGCTTGTGCATGGATGTGAGTGAAGGCTGAAGGGGAGGGGGCGTCGCTTCGCTGCTCTCGCAGCTTCTGGCTCCACAAGCGGTACTGCCGTGCGTCCTGACACGGATCGTCAGATTATCCCCAAGCATGTCAACTTGCATGGCAGGCGTAGACTACTTTGCCCGGTTACGATCGCACCTCGCCTGGTCGAAACAGATCACCGTTGGACGGAGATGATGCGCTCCAGTTGATGCACTTGCGCTGCGATGCCCAGTAATCACGGGCAGCCTTTGTTTCACGCCTGAAGTTGCGCAGCGAATGAATGAAGAATAGACCAGTCTCGCCTGGTAGCCCGCCTTCTTTCATTACCGCAAGCTTCTGCTCTACAAACTTCTTGGCGTTCTCTTCACTGGTGAACTGCGCCTCACCAGGCAGACGGTTGAGTATGCGAACTTTGATGCCGCTTTTCTTTTTCTTCAATTTCTTTTTTCGGGGAAAGGTTTAGTGTGTGAGGTCTTTCTCCTCATCACCTAAAGGTGGGCCGGGCGCTACTCCGGGCAACAAGCTCAGTCGCTGTTTCTTCAGTTCCAGTCTACGTTCTCAGGTCAAGCGGGTTTGTCGCTGATCCTGAAATAGATCCGCTCGGAACCATCGCCGCCAAAAACGGCGCCATCATCGTTCTCGCTCGAGGTCACGATAATCTCGACGCGATACATCTTTTTCGGAAGCGCCGCGATCGCCGCTTTTTCGTCCGTCGTGAGATCGCCAGGGTTAATCGTAAGAATTCCCGTGGTGGTACTCAGCGCGACGCCGTCTTCCGATTCGGCGCGGGTAATCGTGACGCCGCCGAAGCAAATGTCCAGCTGCGTCCATTCACCCGAAACTGCGGCGCCGTCCTCCAGCAGTTGCAGCCGAATCTGATTGTCGCTGTCACGGACGAATTGCTCGGTCTGCGACATCAGGCACCCGGAAAGAAAACGGATTTTCTGTCGACGCTCATGACTGCCTGAAGTTCCTCGGCGTTCTCTGGCTGAAGGTCGGCGAAAACGGTCAGCTTCAGGCTGTTGTCGCCCGCGGCCTTCTTTGCCAGCCGGCCAGCATGACGAAGAAACACCGACAGCTTAATCGCCGTTTCGTAGTCCATAGTGACGTTGGCGTTGCCGAGCGTCATCACGACGGTCGTGCCTTCAACGCGCGTGCCGAACCTCGTGTGCCGCAGGATTTTCTCGCCGACAGTCCGACTTTGCATCAGGGAACAACCACGCTGGGAATCATCTTCAGGCCACACTTTGTCATGGCTGCAGCCGCGATGGCCTGTACGGATTCCTTATTGCCTGGCGTGACATGGTTTTCTTGCAGGACCGATACGCCCGAAACGGCGCGCATGACATAAACCCGGGTCAGCAATCCGCTCTTGTGGCGCGTGATGCGGACAATCTCGGTCTCGCTGTCGTTGAACTTTTTCTCGTTAACGACCGCAGACCAATCGTTGTCATTGATGTCGACGGTATTGCCGTCAGCCAGTTTCACCTTTCGATTTTTCATTGAACCGCCTCCCGGGGTCTCAGTCGACGTTGATATCGAGTGCGCCAATCGCGAATTGTGGATTGATGCCGTTATTGATCACAAGGTCGGCGTCCAGGTCCGCGTGGATCCGCAGGACGTCGCCTGTCGCAATCAGGCCGACACCGAGATGAACAACGGTGTCGGGCCCGCCGGCCGACATTTCGCCGAACTGAACCAGCGCGGCATTGCTCGCGTTGTTCCCTGACACGGTCCAGCCGCTGCCGTTTCTGGTCTGCGTCGGCCGCGCGTAACCGGTATAGGCGACTTCGTTCGAGGTCAGCAGGGTGCTGGTGTCATCGAGTGCAGACGTGTGCAGGGAAAGTTGAGAACTGCCCGCGCCTGAAGAGCCCGGCAAGCCTGCCGCGTCTCCAATATTGGCAATGCCGGTGTTATTGAAGAGCAAAAGCAGTAACTTATTCTCGAGATCGTTAACAAGACTCATGAGTCAAGCTCCTATTCTGTCAAGACTACCGACCGGCCAACGGTTAGCGAATCAACCCGGCGAACCTTCGATTCGGATTCAATATCCGCACCTCCGGCGACGAGCTCGGCTTCCCAGGGCGATCGCAGGAAAACAATCGATCGAATTGGCGTGAGCGAGAGAATTCCTGGCTTATCGATCCTCGGAAATATTCCGACGTTCGCATCGGTGAGTTTGCCTTCAGCATCAACTACGATGTTAACAACCGCACGCAAGACCCCCGGCGCGCGCAGAATGGCCGATCCGGTGAACGCAAGAGCCGCCGTCGATCGAAGAACGCCGGCCAGTTCTCCGTCCGCGCTGGTGGTAAAGGCAATACCTGCCGCAGCGGCGAGCCTTCCAACTGCGGAGATATCTGCAAGTGGCGCGAAGGTCACATTCGCTGCCGCGGTGATCCGACCAGGCGCGTTTATGTCCGCCACGGTCGAAACGAAAATCTGCGCCGCTGCCGACATATCCTCGTTGCTGGCGCCCGTCAGATTCGCAGCGTTGCTGAAAATGACGCTGGCAGCCGCGCTGAGTTCCCCGGGCGCGTTGACGTCTGCGCTGGTCGAAAACGCCGCGGCCGCGGCCGCTGAAAGCTTCCCGGGCGCGTTTATATCCGCTATCGGCGAGAACGTAATTGATGCGGTGCCTGTCAGGCGGCCTGGTGCATTGACATCAGCGGCAGGAGAAAAGATGATCGTTGCGGTTGCCGACATATCGCCGCCGCCGGCTTCAGCGATCGGAACTTCCGGCTGCTGCTGCCCTAACGGCCCGCCCTGAATGTCTTCAGGGTTGATCTGGTGTGACATTCACCACCTTAAAACGACGATATGCCGTCGGAGTCGAAACCATCTGAGTGAAAGCACTTCTCACACACGATATGCCCGCAATACTCTATTTTCTTGGAATTAGGCTCTTGCGTCTGCCCACAGTACGCACAAATCCACTCCTCTTTCTGGACCACATCTTCGGGGTTGATCTGGTGGCTCATTGCGAGAGAATGCCTTTAGGTGGCGGACTGCAGTCGCCGATGAATAGGAGCTCATCGCACGCAACGGTAAAACGGTAAGTGGTCGAGCCGTCCGGGTTGTCGGTCTTGCTTAACATGCGGACTTTTCCGACAACCTCCAGACCGCAACGACCGCATATCATCGGCGTGTCAAGGCCATCCTGAAATTTGACCCTCCGAATTTCGAACTGATGTTTCTTGCTCATGCCGCCTGTGCCGGCGCCCAGCGATTCACGAACTCAGCGGACGCCTGGAAATCTCCTGTCAATCGAAAGAGAGCCTTAATGAGCTGGCCTTTGGTGATGCCGCCTAAGATCATCGAGATGCGCAGCATTTTCTCGCGCGCCTGCAGTTCGACATCTTTGCCGGCGCGCCATAATTCGAGCATTTCGTGAAGTCGAGTATCGAGTTTGTCATCCGACAAAATTACTCTTGAAACTCCAAGTGAATCGCGGCCGTGCGCATGCTCGTGCCAACACACACGATGTTGGCCTGATTCGCGTTGGTCTCTGCCTGCGTGAGATCGAAAGACCAGGTCGACGCATCAGAGCCAAACTCGTTTTCTGTTGGGGAATCGGTGACAGCGGCTTCTGTTCCTCCATCAAGAGAGATCGTGCAGGATACCGACGAGGCGCCGGTTGTGAACTGTCCGTTCGTGCCCACCGAGAAGAACGAGATACGATTCCCAGACGTTGCCGTGTTCTTCGGGAGCGTGATTGTTTTCGGGATATCCCCGATCTTCTTTCCGAAAGATCCGCTGACCGTGTGATCGGCTGTTAAGGCATCCCAGAAAACGTCCGAGGTGTTTTCCGCGCTGCTCAACTCAAGAGCGATGATGGCGAAGTTGTCCGTGGTCGCCGGAGTAATTGGCAGCGTCCTGTCCAGCGTCGCTAAACTCGAAGAACCGACGAAGTCCTCAATGTAGGCGAAGTACGCGCGATCGCTGTCGGAGACGTCGTAAACGATGATCGGCTTATTGTTGAAATAATCGTTGGCGTAGATGCCGTCAACGTCCAGGTGCACATGTGTCGTGTCGTTGCCGGTACCACCAACGCTGCCGTCGAGTAGGAACAAGTCTGAACCGCCACCACTGGTTGATAGATCGGCCAACTTTTTTCCAGAAGTTCCTGCCGTCGTCCGTCCGCTCAGCAGGTCTTCCCAGACAATATCGCCGACCTCAGATGAAGAAACCGTACAGACAAACGGCACGATCTGATAGACCGAGCCGCTATTCGGATTTTGCGCCCAATCCGAATCTACCGTTGCGGTGTCGGTCGAGTTCACATAGTCGATGATGATTTTGTTTTGCCCTTTACCCTGACCGGACAGGATATGGACCAATGAACAATTTATTCTGTCGTCACCCGTGAAGTCCTCGGCGGACGCCAATTGAATCTGATTATTCCCAGTTCCAGCTCCCTGCGCCGTCCCGGTAGTCAACGGCTTCATGACGTTGGCGGTGATTTCGGTGGTCACATCTGCCGCGATCTTAGCCGCGGTGAGTGCATCTGAAGCGATCGCGCCAGCGTCGATCGCACCGTCAGCAACCTCTGAGGCGCCGATCGCATTGGCCGCTAACTCTGATGCACCGATGGCGTCGGCCGCGAGCTCGTCAGCGCCAATGGCGTCCGTGGCAATTTTGGCGGCCGTGATCGCATCGCTGCCGATCTCAGCAGCGTCAAGAGTGCCGTTGACGTTCGAGAAATCAACGCCGGCTTCACCAGTCGAAGCGACGTCGAGAGTCCTGCCGGCCGTTGTCGGTGAAAGCCAGTTTGGGCGAATAATGAACCGTGTGCAGTGTGACTGCTCGACGCTGGAAACCGTAACCGCCCAATAAAAGCAATACGACTTGCCGTTCTCGTAGCCGTTCGCCGCGGAAAATGTGATCTGCTGTTGATAGAGACCATTCGTGTTCGTCGAGTCGAGAATGGTCATCGTGCCATTTGTAATGGCCGTGCTTGTGGTCTCTTCGTAGATGCGGTATGTCGGCGCGGTGTCGCTCACACCGCCCGTTGTCGGATCCAGGACGGTCGCGTAGAACGTACCGACTTCGTCGATCTGATAGACGCCTGAGAAACTCTGGCTTAGTAAACTTACAGGCAGCGTTGCGACCAGGAGCGCGAGAAGTAAAAGTCTTTTCATCATAAGTCCTCTCATTCTTCAACCTGCCAGAGACGGAATGCCGGGGAGACGCTGGTCGGCTTCAGTGAGAGCACGATGCCTCCTGCGCCAACAGGGTTCGCTGTATCCCAATCGGCCGAGATTGTTCCTGTGGATCCTGCCGCTGTCCTGGTTGCTTCAGAAAACGTTGTCAATCCGTCGCCGCCAGTCATGGACTCGTCGTAATGCTCTGTGTAGGCAGACGGATTCGTGCCGGTGAGTGTGACAGCGCCGTTGTTGTTGTCTTCCCCGGCGATGCAAACGATAACCAGCGCATTCGCGGACACTGTGCTGATTGCCGTGATACTGATCGGATCCGAGGTCGATGTGAATGGAGTTCCGATAGTCTCAAACGGATTGCCTGTCGCGATCGCGCCGCTGTAACAGGCAAGCATCGCGAATGTATCGCCGGTCGCTCCACTCTTGTTGAAAACCGGATTGGTCGCAGAGCCATCATGCCGAGACCAGAAAAACCAGTAGGACGCCGTTGTCGATCTCTCAACATTGGGATCGCAGGCGCTGGTGCATCCGGTCGTGATCTGCGTCCAGGTATCGCCAGACGCGTCGATAGTCGCCGTGTCATCGACGTCGCGAACGATCGCTTGGTAGATGAGAATGTCATTCGCGACGCAGCCGCCGGGGATCGTGATCGCGGAAAGGTCGGCACCTGTTGATGCCTGAATCGCGCTCGCAGCACGGAATGCCGGCGCCGCATAGACGGCCGGGACAAGCATTAGGAATGCGATCGCGGCGAATAAGAGTTTCTTCATGGTTTCCTCGGCTTCAGTTTTCCCCGCAGTAAGGCGAGGCGAATCTGGGCATCTGTCGAAAGCTTGAGCAGCTTCTGCTTTTCAATCTCCGGAAGGTTCGGCATTGCCCTGATTTTCATATCGGCGAACGTCTGAATCTCGTTCAGCATTCGAATTTCCTGATCGCGCAGTGGATCTGAAGGCCGCGAGACCATCGCCCACATCAAAGCTATCAGCACAACTAAGACGATCAGCGCGACTACCGTCCGTGTCATGGCCTCACAAATAGCCTCAGCTTCGGATTGCCATTGCCTCCGGTCTCGCCAGGCTGACTGTTTTCGATTAAGGGATGCGGGAACTCAAACGGGATATAGTCGGCCGTCATCGGCCAGGCATCGCCGGCACAGATGAACAACTGGCCATCGCTTGAGTCTTCGTTGTCCGATCCGTCGAGGTTCTTTAATTTCCAATTTGGGCCCGTGTCGGTTTCCCAATACGCCGTGCCTGACGTGCAGGTGCTCGGGCGGTTCGCGTGTGTGCCGAATCCGGTTCCCGTTGTCCCATCGAAAGGCGTGTCATCGTCGGATTGCGCAGTGCCTTCTTGCTCGTAATACTCCACATCCTTTCTAACATAGTCTTCTGCACTGTCCATCTGAAGGCCCATGCAACCATCTGGACTAAAATTACTTACAGAAGTGTTGATATAGGAGGGGGCTGTACCTGT